ATCTGTTCTCTTATTTCTTCAAAGGTGCTAGACATTGTAAATGCTCCAGTAGCTTATCAATAGATTTCATAGTGAAGTGCTCTAAACCTTCTTTATCGCACCACTCTCCTAAGGTCATTTTAGACCCTTTCCTAAGACGCTTACGTGAGTCTGAGAACACAAAGATAAGAGGCCGATCAATACGATCACGTATAGCTTTATACTTCTGTGTGTCACCTACCCTAAAGAATCCCTTGCACTCTATCATAGCCCCTGTACGCTCACATATGAAGTCAGGTACATACTTCTTATGAACTACATAAGGCAACCTATAAGGCTCATACAAGAACTTCTTGTGAGCTACGGCCTCACTAAAAGCACTCTCTAAGCCTGATCTAAACTTTGTCATTTAGTTCATCCTCTATGGTTAGTCTACGAAAACTATCCCAGTTCCTACGCATATACAGTAGGTTCCAACACACCTCAAGTCTATCGTGCCAATCATCGGGATGAGCTTCTTTCCAAGCCTCTTGTACTTTAGCCAGCATATCAGCCGTAGGCACATCAACTAGAAGCTTCTCAGCTTTCTTAGGCCCGATACCTACGAGGCCTTGTATGTTGTCCGTAGAGTCTCCTGTAAGCATCTGTATACACATCTTGTACCAGCCTGTGTCCTTATCAATATAGTAAAGAGTCTCTTTGGTGAAGTTGTAATGCCACCCTTCTACCATGTCGATGTCTTTGTCTATATGAGCTATAACAAAGTTCTCACCAGCATCTAAGGCTTCTTGCGCCCATATGCTTACTACATCATCAGCCTCACAGTTGTCAGACTTGAAGTGACCTAAGCTGTAAGCGTACTTGTTCAAAGCTTTACGCCTCTTAGCTACCTCCTCATCTAAAGGCTTACCGCTTCTGTGTATTTTATAATCATCAGTCACTTCATATCTAAAGTTACCTTTGCCTTTGAGGGCTACAGATACATTAGAACTGTTAGTGTTCCAGACTATCTCTTCTATAGCTTGGTCGTAATACTCTTTAGCTACTTTTAAAGTAATGTCCTTTAATGCAATGCGGAAAATTAAACTATCTGCGTCAACAAAACACTTATCAAATGGTTTGCCTTTATTTTTATTCATGTTCATAATTCACCTCTAATATATTTTATTGCTCTATCCAAGCGTGGAATGTCATCGTTAAAAACACCTAACGCTCTATTACAGCTATGACACAGCCATCCTCTAAAAGTATCTGTTTCGTGGTCATGGTCTAATGCCCAAGCACTGGACTTAAACCCTCCTTTACCTTGTGCCTCTTTCTCGTCACATAAACATAAGGGGCATTGATGACCTAAAGGAGGTGTACCATGTACTTTACGGAGACTCTTACGTATCATAACGCCATAGTTTAAACAAGACCGACACTCAGGGCGTAAATACACTCCTCCATTAGCAGGGCCAAAGTAAGACAAAGGTAAAGCATTGGAACACTTAGAACAAACCTTAGTGTCTTTAGATGCTGCATCCCCTGAGTAGGGGTCATCGAACAACTGAAACTGTTTGGTTGTCATGGTAACTCCTAGTGGGTATCAGCCCAACTATCACCTACGTTGAACTCACCCGCTAAAGGACACCTAAGCTTAAAGTGAATACCTGCGGCCTCAATACAACTGGCTGCTAATGAGCCAAACTTTGTAGCTTGGTCTTCACGTACCTCCACTTGAAACTCATCGTGTATGTTACCTACAAACTTATAATCTAGCTTCCATATCTTAGCATATTTGTCAAGAATAATCAAGGCTTGTTTCATAATTAAGCTACCCGCTGACTGTAAAAGTGAATTTAATGCTGCGTGTTCTGACCTAATAAACACCTTGCGTCCATCTAAGCCTGTCACGTAGCCCTTACCTGCTGATACTGCAACATTTTCCTTGAGTGCAGCCAGTGCTGGTGTAGCCCTTAGGAACTGCTTCTTAAGTCTCTTACCTTGCGCCCTACCACCGCCTACAATAGAACCTATCTTCTCGTCACCTGCGCCATATAAATAAGCGTACACGAAAACCTTGGCCTGATTTCTAGTCTCAAGACCTGCGGCTAATTGGTTAGCTGTGTGAATGTCTCCTGTGAGTATAGTGTTAGTATAGTCTGCATCATTCATGTAGTGGGCAAGCATTCTCAATTCTAAACCAGAGGCGTCTATACCTACGAGCTTATAACCTTTAGGTACAATCCAACATGAGCGACACTCTGGCCCGTAAAGGCTATTAGAGCTAGGCACCTGAGCTAAATTAGGCTTGCTGTGGGTCATACGTCCAGTAACAGCACCATTAGTATTAACGTAACCATGTACTCTCTGTGTGTCCATATCGACAGCCTCAAGCCAACTACTGACCTGTGCTATACGCTTTTGAACTAAGAGGTATGAAGCAATTAAGTCTGCTTCTGGTATCCCTTTGACATTCTTAAGAACATCCTCAGATACGATAGGGTGACCTGTCTCAGTAAAAACTGTAGGCTTCCAACCAAAGTATTTAAGGTAACGTCCAATCTGCTGTCGAGAACCAAGGTTAAATAAGGGCCAATCAATGCGACTAAAGGGGCCAGCTACTTGCTCCCATTGGTCACCTAAGAACTTTAGACCTACAACACTAGTGCTTCCATCCTTCTTGATCTTAGGACTAACTTCCTTGATGAATGTAGGTAGCGGTATGAATACTTGCTGTACCTCCTCTTCCAAGTCGTAAGCCTTTTCCTTAAGCTCTGCTACCAAGTCTCTAGCCTTAGGTTGATCTAGTAACCAGCCGTTCCTGATCTGCTTCTGTATGATGTTTTGTACGCCATGCTCTAGCTCAAGGCTGTCAGAACTAAATCCGTCTAGCTCTTTAAGTAAAGCTTTGTACACCTCATGGTTAACATTTACATCTTGCTCACAGTAAAGGAGCATATCGTGCGTGTAGTGAGTCCAATCACTATAGTCACCCTTAGGGTAGCCTAGCTTCCCGCCCCAGTGTCCTAGGCTGTGTGCCTCTCTCTGTGGGTTAGATAGTCGAGACATGACTAATGTGTCTGTAATCTTACAGGCGCTAAAGTCAGTGCCTAGTAACTTCTCACACGCTGGTATGTCATAGCCTATAATGTTATGTCCTATCACCTCCTGCGCTTGTGCTATTGCTGTATTAAATGTAGGCCATTGTCCATCTACGTATGAGCTTATGATACCAGTGTCAATATCCTTAGTGACAATACACCAGACTACTGTAGGCGCAAGGCCGTTAGTCTCTATGTCAAATATTAATCTAGTCATTCTATTGCTCCTAATTAAAAGTCTTCTATACTGTTCGCTGCCTTAATCTCAGGTGCCTGAGTAGCTACCAAGCGGCTAGTATGATTCTCATAAAAGAGCCAGCCAGCTACCCCTGTACGTCCTGTACGTCTACACTTAACTAGTTGCACCTGTGTACAGTTACGTGCGTAATCATCGTCCGTCATTTTGTCCCTTGATAGGAGTATAGTATTGAAAGCAATCTGGTTGATTGAACCGCTGCCTTTCAAGTCATACTCACCTACATCGTGGGCGTCCTTAGCGTGTGGCTTACGCATATGACTAACAATGATAATACTGACACCTGTATTCTTGGCAAGCTTTAGGCACTTGTCCATGAACGAGTCTATTACCCCATTATCATTACTTGTCACCGCTGCTTGCAAAGGGTCGAGTATGATTATATCACAATCCAAGCCTTTAACTAGGTATTGCATCTTAGCGAATAGCTCGTCAGCTTCTAGTGCACCTTGATGATCTAGGATGTGCAGCTTGTCACTGTTCGCCATCTCGTCATACTTCTCATGGTACAAATTGTAATCCCTGTCCTCACTAGGTACGTCTGCAATGTTAGTACCCATGTACACTGACAAGAGCTTCTCTACTGTCTCGCCTACGTCAGCCTCTAGGAATACACAACCTATCTTCTTAGCGCTCTCTGCATACATACCATGTACTAGGTTATAAACCATTGTGGACTTACCTATGGACGTTAGAGCGCCTATGACTGTCACCTCACCTGCTGCGATACCGCCATTCATCATGGCATTAAGACTACCAAAGCTTGCAGGTAGTGGCGTGACTTCCTCAGTACCCCTCTTTAAGAACTTATCCCATACGTCAGGGTCACCTAGGCTCACAACACCCTCAGGCTTGTAGGCCTTGGCATCCCACCAGCATTTAGTGTACTCACGTACCCTGTTAGCTTTGAGCATATCGCCAGCGTCCTTAAGGGGCAGTGTGCATACCTTAGCCTTACGAGGGCTGAACAGGGGCAATACATCAGCCGCTGCTTTAATACCATGTTCATCGTTGTCAAAGCATATGACCACATTATCAAATGTCTCTAGGTACTCTAGGCTGGCCTTAACGTCCTTGACTGCGCTGTTGGCACCTGAGCGAATAGATACGGCAGGGAAGCCGCCGTTCATCTCATACGCTGCCATGGCGTCTATCTCACCCTCTGTAATGGTTATGTATTTACCACCTGCTGCAAAGGATTGCTGACCAAACAAGCCAGCGGTGCCTAGGTCTCCTGTGGCATAAAAATCCTTGGTTGATACATTACGAACCTTAGTACCTACGACTTTGTTTCCATCTTGGTTATGATAAGGGTAATGATGTTTAGTAATTAAACCATCTGCACCTGTCTCAACTGTCACGCCATAGCGCTTGGCTGTGTCCATGCTGATGCGTCTATCCTGTATCGCTTGTATAGTGCCTGTCATTTCTAAAGGCCTCGCTCTTGTTTGAGTTGTTGGGTTAACTGTTGAACCATCACCATGAATATACGCATTACACGCAAAACACACTTGATGGTTGTCAGAATAAAGACTGTTAGCGTCTGACGACCCACACGAACTGCATGGGCCGTGCTTTACAAAGGTACTCTCTGTTAGTTCTTTACGCATATGGCTCTGTAAGCTCCTGTGTTGCGTTATAAGAAGCCCCTAGCCTAAAGTAATAGTAGGACTAGGGGTAACATTGACAAGGCTTAGAAATCTTCGTCAGCCGTTCCTGTGCCTAGCTCCAGCACTCTCACACGTTCAAGGTAAGTCGTTGTGCCATGAACTGGGTGAACATCAGGAGAAAGTTTATACATGATTTTAATTAGGCTTCCTCTCGGAACCTCACCAGCAAAAGCTTCTCCGTCCACATCGACAACTGTAGGCACAAACTGCGTGGAGAACTTACGTTGACGGACAGGGTTTTCTTCCCCGTAGTTCTTAATCTGAACCTCCTTCTCTGCCAACATATCTGCGTCCTCATCCGACAAAACAACTGTGATGTTGTATTTAGTCTCTGAGCCTTTGTAGACATCTTTCTTAGTTAAGTTTGAAAATACTGCATAGCCTGATAAGACCATAATTATTACCTCTGTTTTAGATTATCTATTGACCTACATAGGTCTAGGCCTAAGCACCCCTAAGGACACTTAAGCTTTAATACTTAAGTTATTATTAATGAATAACTCAAGGTGTTGCGCTTGTGTTCTTGGGTATTATACCAACGAAAAACACAAGCGGTACTTTTATTTACATATGTCAATAATCTCCGTCTGCACAATTATTAACAATGTCTTCATCGTATTCATAAAGAAGCTCTGACTTTTCAATGATCTTATGTAGCCAGTAGGGTGCTCTTTCATACGTAGGCCAGTCAGGGTCTGTGAGATTATCCATACAGTAGACTGTAAAATCATCAATAGTAAACTCGTTGCCAACGCTAAAGCTCCACTCTACTTCGATCTCTAAATCGACAGGGGCGTCAATAATCATTACCTCTATGTTAATCGCTGATCTACTCATCTTTTAAAACTCCTATAATTTCATCTAGGTCATCAATACCGCTATCTACCTCGTAGTTGTAAGCGGTATGGGCTGACTGAGTTAAACATTCATTACACAGGTCTACATACTGTCCTGTGTCCTTGTCCTTAAAAATCTGCTCATGGTCAGATAGTATCTGATTACAGCTTAAGCACCTCATAAAGCGTTCTCCATATATTCATAATAACTATCAAAATAATCCAAGGGGTAGCCATAGCCAACGCCCTTAACTAAAGGTGTGTAGGTGTAGACGTTTAATTGTCCCATTACTTCTTCTGGCCCTGCTAACACCTTATTTGCTTCTATAAGCTCTTTTAGAACAGAGCCTAGCTCATGCCTGTTTGTGCCTGTCTTCTCCTCAATGTCATTAATGGTAATAAGACTCTCGCACCAAGATAAGGTGAGCAATGTATTATACAAGGTTATGGCCTCAGGGCTTAACAATGGTTTTTTATTACGTATTTTTTTAAGTGCTATAACTGTCATAATTTATTTCTCCTGTGTTTCTGGTGGCTCGTTTCGTATAGCTTCCAGTAATTGCTGTATAAACTCTTGTTCTAAACCTTTAGCAATCCTAGGGGCATCCTTAAGCCTGTCCTGTAGGTTGGTATGGAAAGCCCTAGCGCCTCGTATACGGGAGGACTCCGTTAAGCCGTTAAGGGTGTGGTCGTACGCTCTCTTGTGTTTATGAATCATTGTTCTTCTCCAGTTTTTTAAGTTCATTTATAGTGTGGTTTTTAGACAGCAAAAGACGCTTATACATATCCTTACGCTGTCTTATTTGGTCACTCTCCATTTGATCTAACTGCTGTAAAAATTTACGTGTTCTTGCAATCTTCCCATCAAACTGTGGGCCTTTTATATCTCCGTAGGCGTTAAGGTTATTTTCTAGCTTCTCAAGGTCTGTGGTGTACTCAACCTTGTACTGTCTAATCTGAGAAATAGACTTAGTTAAGTGCTCAATAAGTTGCTTTACTTTTTGCTCACTTTCGAGGGCTTCTTGGTAATCTTTAGACATGGTAATTCTCCTTGGTTAATCACGATCAGTTAAAAAAACACTAGGACGGGGATGCCCTCGCATTATGCCGTTGGCCTGTATTGTTACATCTACCAAATCGGTCACAGGCGCACCTGTGGCTGTGTTGGTAAAGCTAGACATCAGATAGGGGTTATAAGAGATGTTAATAGTAGGGGCAATACAGGGGCGCTCTGTGCTGTACCCTCTCCCATCCCTTGCACCGCTCCTTGGCGCTATTTTAACCAACGATCTACCCTTGTAAGGCTCAAAACCTTTCATAAAAGCAACCTGACCCACCATGTAGGCGTGTACATACTTCTTAGACTGTCTCAGGACACGCTCACGCCCTTTTTGATTGACAATGGCCTTTACTGTAGGGGTTCCTTTACGTTGCTCTAAACGGACTTTCTCGCAGTGTCCTACCACTAGGCCTGTCTTTTGGTCTAGTAAACTTATTTTACCTGATGTTAGATTTCTGTACGCTTTGATTAGTGTAGGTTGCATAG